CACCGTGGCTGGCCCGATGATCGGCCTTGTGGGTGCGTGAGCCTGACGGCTTGACGAGTGTGCAATCTTGAGCGGGCGGTTCCATACGGGGCCGCCCGCTCTCTTTTTAAGGGTTGCACATGCTCGTCAAGGTAGGCCAGACAGAGGTTGATATTCGAGTTGAGGCCGTGATGAGCGTGCCCCGGCTCGGGTTCATGTCGAACTTCTATACGTGGGCTCAGGCGTTGATGCCGTTGGGCATTCGTCCCACGATGATGCAGGGCGCGTTCTGGTCGCAATGCCTGTCCCGCGTCTGCCAGGACTTCATCGACAAGGCGGAGTACTTGCTCGTAATAGATTACGACTCCGCATTCAGTCGGCGCGATGTTGAAGAATTATTTGCGATGGCGCTCACGTTCCAGTGCGATGCTCTGGCCCCGCTGCAAACAAAGCGGGAGGACGGCCGACCGATGCTGACCTTAAAGGGAACGCTGGAGAATCCGCCCAAGGAAGGCCACACGACGCTGCCAAGTTCGTGGTTCGCAGAGCCTGTTCAGGAAGTGGACACGGCTCACTTCGGCTGCACGATCCTGAGCACAGCGGCGCTCAAGCGTTGCAAACTGCCGTGGATGCAGGAAATGCCCAACAGCGACGGCACATGGGACGAGAAGCCAAAGAACCCAGGCGATCCCAACTGGCGGCCACGGCGTGATTCCGACATTGCATTCTGGGCCAACTGGCGGGAAAGCGGCAACCGCGTCTACGTGACGCCCCGCGTGTGTATCGGCCACGGCGAATACGTTTTCACATGGCCCGGCAAGGATCTCGGCAAGCCCGTGTACCAGCACGCAACCGAATACTGCAACAGCATGAAGAAGCCCGACACTGCATGGAGCGTGCCCGAATGACCAAACTACGAATACTGCGGCCTTTCCGTTCCTACCGCACCGGCCAGGTGGTGGAGATCCCCGGCGGTCTGGCGGCGGAGTTGGTCGCCAAGAAATTCGCCGTCGAAGAGCGGCAGCAGGATTTGCTAGAGACGGCGGCCCTTGATCCTGCCACGGAAACGGCCGACGCCACGCCCAAGCGGAGACGCAGGAAATGATGTACCGCAGCCTTGCTAGAGCGACTGCCCCCGTGGTCGAGCCTGTGACGCTTGCCGAAGCGAAGGCACATTGCCGGATCGACACCAGCACAGATGATTCCTACGTCCAAGCCTTGGTAACTTCAGCGCGCGAGTGGTGCGAGCAGTACCTCGACCGGACGCTGGTACACACCCAGTGGGTCATGCGGTTCGACACGTTCCCGCCTGACGGCACCATGGACATCGAACTACCCCGCCCGCCAATGGCAGCGGCTGGCACAGCCACAGCGGTGGCCCTGACGTTTACCTATGAGAATGGCACAACGGCCACCTACGGCACGGCCAGCTACCGGGTGGATCGCAACGGCACGCCTGGCACCGTGAAGACGCTCTACGGGCAGACGTGGCCGCCGCACCTGCAAGACGATAACGCGATCAGCGTAACCTGGTGGGGCGGCTACGGGGCCAGCGGAAGCGATGTGCCAGCGGCGATCCGCCATGCGATGCTGATGCTGGTGGCCCACTGGTACGAAAGCCGTCAAGCTGCGGTTGCCACCGGGGCTGTGCCGCAAACCGTGCCCTATGGTGTGAAGTCGCTGCTGGACTGCCAGAAGTGGGGGCCGTACCGATGATCGACCCCGGCAAGTTGCGCGAGCGCATCACGGTCCAGATCGCCAGCGGCACAACTAATTCCCTTGGCGAGACTGTGCTGGCGTGGGGCAACTCGTCTGCCGTCTGGGCAAGCGTCGAAGGCGTCAGCGCCCGCGAAGCCCTGGCGGCTGGGCAGCAGGATACGACGATCACGCATCGCGTGCGACTTCGCTACCTGCCGGGCCTGACGCAGCGGGATCGGTTTTCGTGGCGCTCCCGCACACTGAACATCGTCAGCCTGCTTGAGTACGACAACCGGGCCGAACACGTTGCCATTTGCGAAGAGGTGACGTGATGGCTGGCGGCATTGAAATTACGGTTGAGTTTCCAGAGTTGGCGGAAATCCGAAAGGCATTTCTGACGCTGCCGAAAAACCTGTCTGCCAAATACATGGCAGCCGCGCTTGGCAAAGCCATCGACCCAGGCTTCAAACTTCTTAAGACACTTACGCCGAAAGGCGCAACTGGCAACCTGCGGCGAGCCATCCGCAAGAAGACGAAACGATACGCAAGGACGGGCTCGGGCGTGGCGCTGGCTGGATTCACTGCCCCGCCAAGACGCAAGGCAGACCTGAAATCAAACGAGAAGGGGCAGCACCAAGGCTTCCTAGAGTTCGGCACCAAACGCCGCAAGACGAAAGGCCGGATTGCCAGCAGTTTTCGCCGCAGCGGCCCAGTGCGTGTTGTGGTTGCCAAGCGATCCGGCGCAGTCACGACTAAGCCAAAGCCACCAAAAGGATTTGTGCGGGCGGCACCAAAGGGCGGGACCGTTGATCTTGGTGAGTTTCCAATCGGCGGCAAAGCAGGCGTGCCGCCAGTAAAGACTGCGTTTGATCGAACACGCACGCAGATTTCATCAAACCTCAATCTCGAGATGACAAAAGCCCTGAACAACGCCATCAAAGAAATGGCTAGTCCTTTTAGGAAGGGGCTGTAGCCATGCCACTCAAGTCACCAGAAGCCGTTCTCCGCTCTGCCCTGGTTAGCACCACGGCCGTCACGTCGCTTGTGAGCTCAAGGATCTACCCGGTACTGGCACCCGCGTCTGCGGCTCTGCCGTTCGTCACTTGGCGGCGCTCAGGCATCGAGCGAGAGCAGACGCTTGGCGGCCCGATGGGGATGCCGCGCGTGACTGTTGAGTACAGCATTTACGGCACCACATACGAAGAGGCCCGGCAGACGGCCGACGCTATGCGTCTGGTTCTGGATGGGTATGGGGGCACGTTGGACAATACAGAAGTAAAGCAGGCGTCGTTGGAAGACGAATCCGACGATTTTGTGCAGCTGGCTGGAGCGGATCTTCCGCCGGTTTATCAGGTGACGCAGCGTTACGACGTGTGGTGGACTGAGGGATAAAAGATGGCATACACGCCCCATGATTCCAGCGGCACAACCTTCACGTTCGCAGGGACGGGCTACACCGTCACCAGCATCACGTACAGCGTGACCGACCAGGCTGCATCGGACCAGATCGACGTTTCGCATCTGGGCCAGACGACAGGCGCGACCGTGCTAACGCTGAGTCGCCCACTCAAGGGCTCGGCTGGCGACACCGGCAAGGAAGTCACCGTCGAATACTTGGCAGCATCTGGCACGCCAATCGCCCAAGGTCAAACTGGCACGCTGGCGATTGCTGGCGGAATTTCTTTGAGTGTTGGGGCAACCTGCAAGAGTTGCTCTGTGACGCTTACTGTGAACGACGCCGTGCGTGGCTCTGCTTCCTTCCAAGTGTCGTAACAGCCACCGGGGTCAACCGTGGCAACTTACAGCACAAACATCACTGTCACCTTCGACGGTGCAACCGCTACGGAAGTTACGGGCTTGTCGTGGACGTGGGGCGGCGGATTGCCCAAAGGCCGCAGCGTTGTCTGGACTGACGATGCTGGAACGGTCACGGTTGAGAACTTGGGCTCCGTTAGCACTAGTGCTTATGGAACTCGCGGCACGCTAACGATCACCGGCGGCGGCGTGAACTTGACATGTAACGCATGCTGCACGTCTGTGAGTGCAGCGGCTGAACTTAACGGAGTGACGCGCTACACCACCGAGTTCAAGATCATCCAATAGGTAGCAGTCATGAGCCTGAAGGAACAAATTAAATCCGCAAGCCACCGCAAGCCGCTGAAGGTGCATGTGAACGAGTGGAACCTCGACGTGTACGTGCGTGTTTTGAGCGTTGGCGAGCGTGACGAGTGGGAACTGTGCTGGATTGATATTCGGAATAAGGGGCTGGCGTCATTCCCCAACTTCCGCGCTTTCTACCTAGTCCGCACTTTGTGCGACGAGCACGGCGTGCGGATCTGGCAGAACAACGAACTGGCCGAGGTTTCAGAACTTGACGGCGGCGTGATGGGTGAGCTTTTCGACGTTGCCCAGAAGCACAACAAACTTTCGGAGGCGGATGTAGTCGAACTTGCCGGTGAGCTTTAGTGCCAGACCGTCGCGGCGGTTCCTTTTCATGCTTGCTGGGCATCTCAAGATGACGGTTGGCGAAATCGAACAACGCATGGACAGCGTGGAACTAAGCGAATGGCTGGCGTTTGCAAGATATTTTCAACCGCTCGACAACTCATGGGCACAGGCAGGACTTTTGGCCAGCGCTGTGCTGGCACCACATGCTCGAAAAGGTCACTGCCCGTCTCCAAGCGATTTCATTCCGTTGGAAAAACCGCCGCAGCACAAATCCCAGATGCTTGATGTCCTGTCGCAGATGAAGCGCGACCTTGACGGTAAATGATTTATGAGCACCGCACTTGGCTTGGCAATGCAGATCAGTGCCAACACGGCCCAGCTGGCCCAGGCTGTAGCCGATGTGAACCAAAAGCTCGACTCCATGGGCGAGGCCGGTAAAAAAGCGTCTGCGGATCTTGGCACGCTGAAAAACATTGAGATTGGCAAGCTGGCCCTTGGCGGTCTGCAAGCGGCGACAAGTGCTTTTCTTAGTCTGACCGGCGCAGTGACAGGGGCGATCACTTCCGTGACTTCGTTTGCTCTGAGCGTGGGCGAAGAGTTAGACGCGCTGAACGACGTGGCGAACCGAACGGGTGTTGGCGTTGAGGCATTGCAGGCGTATGCCAGGGCTGCGGCTGATACTGGCGTCAGCGTCGAGTCGTTCGCAAAGCAGATTCAGAAACTGACCGTGAACATCGGGCAGGCTTCGCTGGACGATAAGGCCCAAAAGAAGTTTGAAGCGCTTGGGATTGTCTTTGAAGAACTGAAGGCGGCGACTCCTGAAAAGCAATTTGAGCAGGTGGTCGATGCCATCTCAAGAATTGCAGACCCCGCAGAGCGGGCCGCCACTGCGGTGAAGTTCTTTGGCAAGGGCGGTATTGAACTCGGGGAACTGTTCACGCTTGGGCCTGGTGCCCTGACGCAGATGAGAGAAGAGGCTGTGTCGCTGGGGCAGGTTGTCAGTTCCGATGCCGTAAAAGCGATCGACAACATGAACGATTCGTTCGCTGCGGTGTATGCCACGGTAAAAGGACTGACGGGCGCAATCCTTGGCGAGCTTGCTGGGCCGATTAGCCAGATCGCCCAAGACCTTCTTGGCGTGATTAGGCAGGCCGGGCCGCAGCAGATTGCCCAGCAGGTGGCGCAAGGGCTGCTGGACTTCATCAAGATGGCTGGCAATGCGTTCTTTAAACTGGCTGAGTTCATAGAAGCGTTCATCAAAAAGTTCGCCCCGATCCTTGGGTTAGACATTCGCTCCGAGGCAGAAAAGGAGTTGGAGGCGCTTCGCAACAAAGAGGCTGGCACGACTCGCACAGTCAGCATCGGTGGCCGCCCAGTCGTGCAGTTCACGCCGGGATCACTGACGCCGGAGGAAAGCGCTAGACGCGGCGACTTGGAGCGACAGGTAGCTGCCGAGGCTTCCGGCAACGTGCTGCGTCAGTTCCAGGCCAACTTCAACGCCGCTATCGACACGGCCACTTCTTCCTTGCAGCAGAAGATTGACCAGCAGACGCAGGAGGGCGGCGATCCAAACGCAGAGAAGCAGACGCAGCTGCTTGAGCAGATCAACCGAAACGGCCAGGTGGGCACCGTGGAGATTCTCAACTAGCCATGGCTGTACTGTCATACCGCGAAGTTCTTCCGCGTGTCCTGTCGCACAAGTTTGGCGAAGCACCAACTGCCGAGATCAAGTACGTCTGCACGCTGGACGGCGCAACGGCCACGCAGCAAATCATCAACGCTGTTGGCATCTTTCACGGTGCACAGCACCCTGAGTTCTCCTATTTGTTTTGTACGAATGTTGCGGTAAATGAAACGGATTCGTTTCACGCTGAAGTTTCTTACAGTTACGAAACGCCAAAAGACAGAGAAACAAACCCGCTTTCACGCAAGGATGTATGGTCGTTCTCGGTGTCCAGCGCAGCGGTTCCGGCTCTTTTTTACTATCACGGAGAGTCTGGAAACGCAGACATCCGGCCGCTCGTCAACGCTGCGGGCGACTTTATTGAGGGAGCGCAAGCCGTTGAAGGCGAAATCAAGGCGAGCATCAGTGGCAACAGGGCGGCCTTTCCGCTGGCGATTGCAGCCAGCGTGACGAACTCTATCAACTCTTCGCCCTACTTAGGCGGTGCTGCTTACACCTGGCTGTGCCAAGGAATCAGCGGCCAGCAGCAAACAGAAGTGGTCAACGGCGTGGAAATTAATTACTGGTCCGTCAGCGTGGAGCTTGTCTATCGGTCGAGCGGTTGGATCATGAAGTTGCCGCACGTCGGATGGCACTACATCGAAAGCGGACAGAAGCGTAGGTGCTGGGCTTATGCGGGCGAACCGGGATCAAGCGAAAAGGTGGACGCATCTTCGCCGCAGGCGCTGACTTCAACCGGAAACATGAAGTACCCAGGTGGCGAAGGGGTTCCAGATCAGTTGCTTCGCCGCGTCCATCAAGCCATTGCCTTTGCCCCGTACTTCGGCACGCCACCTTTCTAGGAGTTTTTCGCATGGCAGACATCAACTACACGATCACGGGCCAGGTGCAAAAGGGTGCGTTGTCGCAGTCGTTTGCCGCATCGGGCATCACTGCGGACATTGCCACCGCTGGCGTTCTCAGCGTGACGCTCAACCTTGGAACGGCGGTTACGCAGATCTCTACGGCAACGCTCGGCAGCGTTGGCCTGGCGTTCGCAAGATCGCTGGCAACGGAGACCACGCACACCGTGAGCTTTGGCCGGTACTCGGGCGGATCTCTGTACGAAACAGTCCGCTTGAAGGCAGGCGAGGCTGCCGTGTTGCGGCTGGCTTCAGGCGACTACGCGGCGAGGTCTGCCGTTGCTGGCACTCGGCTAGTGCTCACTGTCTATGAGGATTGACAGTGGCACAGAAACCAGACGGCAAAGCAGCACGCACTGAGCGGGTGACGTTTACACGGCCCGCTGCGGAACGCATTGCCAAGGTCGTGCGTGCCGTCGAAGGTGGCGACCGGGACACGCCGGGCATCTACTTCGGCTCGGCACCTGGTGCTGCTGGTGCAAAGACCTTCCGCGTCTGCACGTTTACCGGGGCGTGGTCGATCAACGCCAGCAAGACGGTGACTTTCAAAAACCAGACAACGACGCCGAACACGGTAAGCGCCAGCAATCTTTTCTGGCCGATCCCTGAAGGCCCACAGCGTGATTGTGCAATCGCCAAGGAAGGCACGGCGTGGTATCTGCTGGTGCCGCAGCTCTACGCTGCCAATGCGGCGACGGCGGCCACGCTGACGACCGCTTCGCTTGAGTTCAAGACGCTGCCCGTGGTGGCGCTGGCGACCTCTAGTACGGCTGTGTTCTCTGTCTCTGTAACCACCTGCTCAACGGCGGCATCCTGATGGCACTCGTAGTGGACGGCGGCAAGTTGGTGAACAAGGGCAGTGCACTCGGCACAGGGCAGGCGTGTTGCTGTAATAAAGGCAACGCGTGTTGCTTCAGTTGCCTTTTGGGCTATGGCCTCTCTGGATACGGATTTGGGCCAGCACCCGAACCGGACGTTATTTTGGATTACTTCAGAAGCATGGGATACCCAGATGTTCGGATTGACTACGGAGAAGACGCGCCATACTACCCTGAGCCAGGTAATTTTGGCCTCTGGTTAGGCAGTTGCTGCGAATATAACTTCGATAATCAGGAATTATATTACATGGACCCATGGGGCTCCTTTTTTGTGAGCGAATGCCTCGACGCAAGCTATTTCCGCTGCGTAAATAATTTAACCGAAAACCAATGCGAAACAACGAATCCATATTCGGGATTCGGCGGATACGGCGTGTTTAAGCCTGGAACGTCGTGCTCAAGCAGTCCTTGTGAAAACCCACTCCCGTGATCGACTGCCGCCGCGCACAACTCGCCTCCCGCTGCCGTGAACGTGGCTACACGCTGGAGGAAGTGCGTGCGTGCATCGTCAGCGAAGACGGCGACACCATCACGGTAGACGAGACGCACAGCAGTTACCCGCGCACGCCCAAGCCGGGATTCGTGTTGCCGCCACCCGTGCCGACTTCTGGCCCCGGCACGGAACTCTCCAGGCTCTTGAAGCGGTTAGGCATTGAGCCGACGCCGACGTGCAAGTGCCGGGCCAAGGCCGCGCAGATGAACGCCTGGGGCTGCGACGAGTGCGCGAAGCCGGAACGG